CAATAGCGCTTTCAGTACCCGACTGGGCAGTGGCAACCATGTCCAAAAGAACTTTTCCTTGGAGTGCTGGTTTGCAGTGAAACTCTTCCCCATGGAGTTTGAAAGAAAGGGGTTCTGAAATGCTGTCACCAGCACCAAAATCCCTAAATCTCGGATTTGTCATCTTTGTTTATCCTCGTTTCTCGTATGTCTTTATTTACTATTGATATAGTAAATTACTAACTATTTTACCAACTTTAGGTTGTCAGTAAGATAGCGATTTGCCTTTGTTCCAGGATGCATGACTGCGTGGGCATAGACCACACGGCCCCTGTTAACAAACCTAAGTACCGTTGCCCTGTTGGGAACGATTAGATGGGGCTTACTTCCCTCGTGATGAAGTAGTGCATAGTTCAATGACGAGCCAATTTTTACAAATTGACCTCTAGAATCACGCAAGTGGCGCATATGAATAGAAGCACGAAGTGCTCCAGTTCGTACTCCAACCTGAGCCTTAGCGGCAGCCTGAACTATTTTTCCCTTTTTTGCTAAATATCTTCCAACATCTCCCGAAGGGTTGTTGAGCATAAAATCTAACTCTGCTTTTCTAATAACTACTGTTGCCATTTTATGGAACCGCCGCTGTAAATGTGAGAACTACAGTTTGAAAACCGCCCTCTGGTGCTTGAACTTCTACAGTTGCAATTACTCCTAAGCCATAGCCTCCAGGCTCCCAAGCATCCAACTGAGCAGCACTATCTAATAAAATCCAAGCATCGTATGCAGAGATTTCAGCAAAGGATTCAATGTTGTCTGCTGATGGTGGTCTTCCATTTTGACCAACAACTGGGACTTCTCTTGAAACAGAAACATTCATTGTCGCACTTCTTGGGTCATTACAACGTCGTGGCTCTGTTGCTTCATCTCCAGGAGAACCTACATACATCTGAACAAAAGAAACAACAACCTGTTCGCAATCAACTGCTGGTTGTCCTAAGGTGTAATACCTTCTAGAAGGCAGAGGCATATTGTAAGAAGCATAAGAAGAAACAACTTGGTCTAAGACTGCTTGCAAAAATACAGCAAGATTTTTAGCATTACTGCTAACAGATGCCTTATTTATAGGTGTTGCCACTTATGTCTCTCTTTCGTCTTTTACGTAAATTCTACAAGGTGTAGATAGGCTCTACTCTTGTTCCAAGTTGGATTGATACATTTGCTGTAAGAAGATTGATTACCTCATCTACAGCAGGGTTTGCCAAACTTGGTCTAGTACAGTAGATGTCATATGAACCTGGCTCCCTTGGCCCTAGAACAGCAAGAATATCTGAGTAAGTAACTGTAATAGTTATTTTCTCAGTGGCACGACTCAACACGGCATCGCCAGTAAGAGTCTCGGTCTTAGATCCCGTGTAATCAGAAACAGTCATAGAAACTACCCACGCATTATCGTCTAGTAAGAAATCTCCACTTACTTCATCTAAGTAAAGTACAACACTTCCACCAGTTGGCAAGACTCTCAAGTCAAACGCTGTCTCTGTAAACAAGAAAGGTTTTGGAGTAATACGACGAGCCTTAGGAACATCTGGGCTAAATACACGAGCACGAGCACGGGCTTTATCTGGATTAGTAGTTTTCAAAAATAAATCAACAGCGTACAGTCCAGTACGCAAGTCATCAATAAAATCTTGATTGTCAAGTACTGTGTATGAAATTCCTTGTCTAGAAATTGAAGTTACACGCTGAGGCAAAGCGCAGGTGTCGTCCCCTTCATAAAGTTTTACAAGTTCGATAGCCAACATACGAGCAGCGTTTTTACCTGCTGTTGGAGGAGGAGTTCCGTAGGTATATGTAACCTCTACGTTTGATGGAGTCCAAGTGGCTCCAGGTGCTGCTAAAAGAGTTGAGTGCTCTACTAAATAGTACTGAGATGGGTCAATGATATTTCCATCAATATCTCTTACAGTGTGAATCTTTACAACTTTACGGCCACGAAGGCGAATACGAGTATTTGATGATGTTCCATCACCTAGGTAGTCATCATCTCCATAAAGACCAGAACCGCCAAGACGAAGATTTTGAACATCTCCATCAACAAGAATAGGTGAGTATGTAAGTACGGATGCTCCAGCACGCAAGTATGGGTCAAATATAGAGACATAGCGTTCTGTAACAGTTGTTGTTCCGCTATATTTACGACCTGACATTCCCCAAAGTAAATAAGAGGCAGTTTTTACAGCATCGTAGGCGTAGTCAGAATCAGCATATGCGCTGCCTAAATCTTCTACGTTAGTCCAAAGATTACTGCTCATTATGTCTCCTAAATACTAAAAGCGGACGACTTACCATGTGTGCTAATGACACGACTGGCACGTCGTCCGCCCTCAGTTATCTAATTACTCTGTTGGGTTTTCTGACGATGCGATAATAAAGTCAACAGCATTATCAGCGTTGTAATCTGAGTTACCAGGAACGTTGTATGTTGTTGTTGAACCTTGTGAGGCAAAGTCTGTAACCGCTGTATATCCACGTTGACGAACCGCTGTGCCCACAGGGGATACAGCAGCACTAGCAACGTTTGTAGCAACCTTTGCGTAAGAGAAGGTTGTGTTGCTTCCAACAGTGGTAATTGTGTAAGTACCATTGAATGTGGCATCAACACCTGCTACAACAACTTGCTGACCTGCTTCAAAGCCGTGGGCTGAAGCAGTAGTTATTGTTGCTACGTTAGATGTAAGAGATTTGTTGTTTACTACGGCTGATAGGTTGTCATACCACTCGTAGAAGCCCTTTAGACCTGTTGGTGCCCATGAGCCGCGAGCGTATGAGTAAGGACGCTCTGTTGCGACTGGGAACTCCCAACGGCCATCTAGACCTGTGTCAAAGTTTTCGTTTCCTAAACCATAACCTTCAAATGTGTTAGCAAGTAAACCGTTTTCAATTACGCGGTCACCTGATTGACGCAATTTTGCGTATGGGAATACCCAGTAGAAGTATGGATTTGTTGTTGCACGCTTTCCATCTTTTACTGCGAATGACCAAACTTCAATAGCAACGCCGTTTCCAGCAGGATCGTCTCCTACGGCTGGCGCGGCCCAACCGATGCTCTCGTTGTCTGGTGAAGCAAATGTTCCAAAATTCTTACGAAGTAACAAACCACCTGATAGTAGTGCTGTTAGTTCTGGGTCTGGTTCGCAAATTGCGAGTTCCATTGTGATGCGCTTTAGAGTATCTGGGGCTTTGTAAGAAACACAGACTGTTCCGTCTGCTGACTTTTCTACAATTTCATCGCCTTCTTCGTACTCTGGTGTGAATGAAGCGCGGAGGAACGCCGAGGTTGTGTAACTATCACCTGGTTCAGTGAGTAAGTTGCCTGAGGCGTCCAGTCTAGTGACTCGGATCGCCACACCTTGGACGCTTGCCGCGTAGTCCTGAGTGGCCATACCTTTTTCTCCTTAGTTTGTTTCTATATACTATGCAAGTGCAGGTACTGCTACCCGAACTGCATAATGTGATGATGGGTCGAAATACACCGCAGCAGCACGAACTGCCTTGATGTTCATGTCATTAATACTAGCATTTATGCCTTGTGCCAATGTGTCATTTACAACCTCTGGCTTACTCAAGTGAACCTCTACAGGTCCAGTTGCGTACATCCAACGGTTGGTTGCTGATGCTGTTTCGTTTGCATTTCCAACTGGTCCATTTCCTGAATAGCCAGAACCAATAACCACCTCTGTACCAAGACGAGTTCTCATCTTGCCCATTGGTGATGGAGCATCATATGAATCAAATTTAATTTTTGATCCAAGGATAGAAGCAACATCTCTTGTCATATGAATGACACCATTACCACCATAAGGAGAAGCAGCAAGTGCTTGTTCTAGGTGGAATAAAGCATCTGATGCTGAATATGCTCCAATAGCAGGAACTGTTACGGATGTAGCCTTTGATAAATAATTATTTGAATTTGTCTCTGCCTTAGCAGTTAACCCATCCCAGAGTTCAGTCTCTAGGGCTTTTTGTGTTGCTGCTTCTAATTGCTTGATAGCAATTTCAAAACGATCTTCACCTGGAAGACCAAAAGTTGATTGGAATACTTCTGATTCAATAAAGAATGGCTCGTAGTCTAAATAATTAGGCTCTCCATCAGCATCAAATAGTTCTCCACCTGAAACTGCTGCATCATTTACAGAAAGAAGTCTAATAGTTGAGTATGAATCAAACTCATAAGCAAAGCCACGTACCCATCTTTCGTCATAATTTGACGCGGTATGGTTTTTGACGCGAGCAACGCTCAAGAGTCCGCAAGGAGCGGGCACTAAATCGGGTGCTGGGTAAACTCCACGAAATGCCATCTTGTATTACTCCTTCGTACTCTTGAGCGTTGTC